AACTCCATTACCTACTAGTACACCTACACCAACTCCATTACCAACCAGTACACCTACAGTTACACCGGCACCAACGGCAACTCCTACACCAACACCATTACCAACCAGTACACCTACAGTTACACCAGCACCAACAGCAACCCCTACACCAACTCCATTACCTACTAGTACACCTACACCAACTCCATTACCAACCAGTACACCTACAGTTACACCGGCACCAACGGCAACTCCTACACCAACACCATTACCAACCAGTACACCGACGGTAACACCATTACCAACTAGTACGCCAACAGTAACACCAGCACCAACTGCAACTCCATTACCAACTCCAACTCCTACAGTAACACCAGTACCAACTAGTACACCTACACCGACTCCTACAGTAACTCCAGAACCTACTAGTACACCAACTGTAACCCCAGAACCTACCAGTACACCAACACCAACACCTGCACCTCAAGGATTTCCAATTACACTTAATGGTAGAGGGGATACAATAACATCAGCATGTAATGGTTCAGGAGAAAAAATTGTTTATGTAGGTACTGAAGAAGCACAAACCGCTTATAATAGTTCTGGATTTAGTACTATTGGAGGATATTATTTATTTGAAAACATATATTTAACTAGCTTTGTGGCGGATGCATATGTTGCAGATACTTATGGTCCTAATGTATATTCAATTAGTGGTGGAGTAATAGGATCATTAGTTTATGGTTGTTAATTTGAAAATAAATTATACAGAAGGAGACAATAAAAAAGTCTCCTTTTTTGTTTATAAGAACTATTTATAAAAGACCTATATAGGTCATTAAACGTGGTATATACCACATAGATTTTTAAGTATTCCATACATATGGCACAAATAGTAAAACTACGTAGAAGTAGTGTATCCGGTCAAAAACCGACCAATTCCAACTTACAATTAGGAGAGTTAGCATTAAACACAAGTGACGGTAAAATATTTATGGCCGTTTCAGGTGCATTATCCCCAACAGTTGAGGAAGCTATTGTGACCAACGCGTCGAATACAGGTTCAATAAATCTAAGTGGTAGTATCAGATTAAACGGTACAGAAACAGTTACAGGTTCAGTTTTAGTAAATGGACTTTTACAAGTAACAGGTAATACATCATTAACATCTTTAGTAATTTCAGGTTCAGACTCTGTGGCAAATGTTCAAGCATTTGTTCCATCAAGTTCAGTTTACAATGAAGCGAGTTTTAATACACCTGATAGAGTAGCTTCAGGTATAAGATTTAATTGGTCTAATGAGAATTGGACAATTGGTGCTGCAAGAGGTTTAACAACCGATATTGATGGTTTAGTTTTCAGTAGAAATGGTAATAGAAATTTATTACTTCATGAAAGTGGAGATATGTACCTTACAGGTGCATTAAGAGTTACAGGTTCATTATATTTGAATGGTGAAGTTGTCGGTACAGGTAAATTAAATGAAACAGATTTTAACAATTATACATCATCTGTATCATCACAATTTGCTGGTAGTTCATCATATGCATTAACAGCATCACACGCGTTAAATGCGGTTATATTAGACGGACAAACAAAAACACAAAATTTTAGTACACCATCAACAACATGGTCATTCAATCACCAAATGGGTGAAAGATATCCATCAATTACTGTATTTGATAGTGATGGATATGTTGTTATACCAAGTGAAATACAAGCAATAGATGACAATAATTTAAATGTTTATTTCCCATCAAATCAAATAGGTTTGGTGAGTGTAACTGTGGGTGGTGCTGGAACTGCGGGTACTTCAGGAACAAGTGGTATTTCGGGAACAAGTGGAACATCAGGTGTTAATGGTACTAGTGGTACATCAGGAACAAGTGGTGCTACTGGAACTTCAGGTAGTGACGGTTCTTCAGGTACTTCAGGTACAAGTGGTAGAGATGGTATAGGGGGTAAAAGTGAAACATTTGCATCTGCAACAACTTGGTCTGTATTCCATAATTTAGATGAAAGATATCCTGTTGTTAATGTGTGGGATAACAATGGTAGAGTAATAATACCGAGTGAAATACAATCGGTTGATAATAATAATCTTAATGTTTATTTCTCATCACCTGTATCGGGTAGTGTAAACATCGTTAAGGGTGGACATTTAGTTAGTGGAGCGGTTGATTTATCATCAGCATTAAATGGAAGTGGAATTGTAAGTTCAAGTGTTCAAGGAACAAACTTAGGATTTGCAACCACAGGTTCAAATACATTTAAAGGTAACCAAACATTTAGTGGTTCTTTAATACCTGTTGGTAGTGGATCTTATGACTTAGGTAGTGAAACAAATCCATTTAGACACTTATATTTATCAAGTGCATCATTATATATTGACGGACAAAAAGTTTTAGGTTCAACAAATCAAGAATTACAAATCACAACTGACAACGGTCAATCAATTAAGATTTTAGAAAGTGGTACAGATACAATTACATTTCAAACTGCCGACGGAGACATTCAATTAAAATCATCTGGTGGCGGTAATATATTAATTGACCCAACAACGGGTTCGGTTGATGTTAGAGGAAATATTCTAATTCAAGATGGATTTAAAATATTAAGTTCAGGTGGTAATAGTGTTGTTTTTGCCGATGATATTATTGTATCGGGTTCGGCTAATTTTACAAATGGTATTACAATTGGTGGTTTATCATACGCGTCTGCAACATCAGGAACAAGTGGTACATCAGGTATTAACGGAACAAGTGGTACTTCAGGTTCTAGTGGTTCATCTGGTAGTTCAGGTCCTAGTGGAGATTCAATATTTGCACAAACAGGGTCTATATGGTCTGCAACTAAAAATGTTGAAATCACCGGCTCATTAAAAGTGAAAGGTGCAATTACTGTGGATGAATTATATATGACATATGTAACTTCATCTGTTATGTATTCTTCAGGATCAACTAAGTTCGGTGACACAAATGATGACTTACATCAATTCACAGGTAGTTTAAGTGTCTCAGGTTCATTATTAATTAATGGTACCTCATACACTGCTGCAACTTCAGGAACTAGTGGTAGTTCTGGTTCTTCAGGTACGTCAGGTTCTGGTGGAAGTTCTGGTACTTCAGGTTCTAGTGGAAGTTCTGGTACGTCAGGTTCTAGTGGAACATCAGTATCGGTATCAGGAACTAATAATACGTTAGTTAAATTCACAAGTGCATCAACAGTAGGTAATTCAAGTATCACAGATAGTGGTACAGTTGTTTCTTTAACTACCAATATGAATGTAACAGGTAGTATTATACCAGGTGGTGCAACGGGAACATATAATTTAGGTTCAGCAACTGCACGTTGGGGAACAATTTATACATCGGATTTATCCTTAAACAACGGAATTGGTGATTGGACAATAGTGGAAGGTGAAGATGATTTATTCTTATATAATAATAAGAAGGGTAAAGTATACAAGTTTGCTTTAACCGAAGTTGACTCTAATGTTGCTACCCCTAAAAAATCTTAAGAGATGCCATTAAATAATTTAGGAATAGCAACTATAGGTGGTACAACAACTATTACCGGTTCATTATTAGTAAGTGGTAGTAGTTTAACTGCAAGATTTGTAAACACTTTATCAACTTCAAATTCAAATGTTCAATTAGGAAATGATGTTGGTACCAACTCAGCAGGTGTAGCGTTATTTGGTAGTCAATATACACCATCAAATCAATACAGAGCAAATGGAGCATATTTTTATTCAAATTTAGATGGAGGTTTAACATTACATGCAGAAGGTGCCAATTCTATGTATTTAGCGACAAACAACACCGCAGCTATTACAATAGATAGTTCACAAAATGTAAATTTTTCAGGACAAATTAGGCAAAACGGTACGGGAATAATTCAAATGGTTCCAATCGGACCAACCGCAACAAATATTGCATATACTGCTACTATTAATGCACAATATACAGTTGGTAGTGTAAGTATACCGGCCACCGCAAGATGGTTATTGGCGGATATATTCATCACAGCAAACATATCAGACCATCAAAATTTTATGTTAACTAGATTTAATTTTGGAAGTCAAAAAAATTGGGTAGACACTAGAGGAAATAATCCTGCAAGTGAGTTTGGTAACCTTACACAAGGAGATGTTGCTTTATTAACTTATAATGGTGAATCCGATGGATATACTCCAAACTATGGTATATGGAAAAGTAGTGTTATGGTACCTAGTGTTGGTAGAACCCTTTGGATAAACAATTACGGAAATTCTAATAGTAATGGATATCTTTACTTTATAGTAAGAGCATATTCTTTATAAATATAAACTTGACTGAATGTGGAAACACTTAAAAAATTATAAGATATGCCATTAATTACAAATAGTAATATTTCAGCAGGATCAACAAATTATTCATATGTTGGGCCAGCGCAATATGGTGGTGTTGTGTTTCCAAGAGGACAGGTTTTGTTTTCAAATACTAACACGCAAAATCAATTATATCTATCATCAAACGCATATACAAATGCAAGTGGGGTTTTTGCATATAGAAATTCATCACAACCTGCAACATACATTGGACAAGATGGTGGTGGAATTTCTATGGGTATGGCTGGTAATGGTACGGCAGATGGTGTTATATCGTGGACAACAGGATTGGAGATTACTAACAGTGGATATGTTACATTACCAAATCAACCATCATTTGTTGCTCATAAAACTGAAAATCAATCACCTAGTAGTGACACAAAATTAACTTATGAAACCGCAACGATTAATAGAGGAAACCATTATAATACAGCTAACTCTAGATTTACCGCACCTATTACGGGAGTTTACGCATTTGGATGGAAGGGTTGGTTTCAAATCAGTACTACTGGAACAATGTTCGTTTTTTTAAATAAAAATGGTTCAGTATTTACCGAACAAAGATTGTCTTTACCAACGGCAGCTGCAGAATATATTACATTTTTTCCTTCATGGGTTTTTGGTTTAACAGCAGGAGATTATATAGAAGTTTCTGGTTATGGTACTAATGGAAACATGCATACATCTTCGTCCCAACGATATAGTCAATTTTACGGATATCTATTACATTAATAAAAAATAAAAATATATGAATTATACAGTAACATTAACAGACACAGAAAAATTAGCAATGGAATATATTGCTTACGAACCACAAGATTGGGTAGAAAATGCCATGAAAGAAAGAGCAAGAATAGCGATTGATGAAATTGTAAAAATTGCGGTAGATAAATTTTTTGAAATAAATGAATCAATACCTGGATCTAAAGATGAAATTGTTTCTCAAGCATATAGTAGGGGTTGGATTAACACAGTAAAGTATAATGAAGATAATAGAGTTCCATTAACTTAATAAAACAAATATTTATAGATATGCCATTAAACATAAGTGGAACGACAGTTACATCGAATATTATTAAATCACTTGAATATAGAAATATAACATTAAGTGGTTTGAGATTATATTACGATATGTCAATACCCGCGTGTTATAACGGAATTGGAACGACTATATACGATATAGCCGCAAATGGATTTAATGGTACATTAACAAATGGTCCAACATTTAGTTCAACAAATGGTGGCAGTATTGTATTTGATGGTTCAAATGATTATATTGAATTAAATACAGCGTCTATAATATCAGGAAATCAATCATTTACTATTGAATCTTTTTATACAATAACAGGAGCAAACGGAGGTGCATTATTTGGTAATTATGGACCTGGAAATACAAGTAACACTATTTGGTTTTCGGGACAATATGGAATATACATAAATGGGTCGTGTTATGCAGCATCAGCACCAATTACATCTGGAACACATCATATGGTGGCTACTCGTGATTCAAACGGTGTAGTAAAACTTTATTTGGATGGTTCATTATCAAATACCGCAACATTAAACGCATCAATTGCAACATCTGTTAATTATAGAATAGGAACGGATGTGGCGAGTACATTAGAACCATTTTCTGGAAATTTATATAGTATTAGAGTATATAATAGGGATTTATCACTAAATGAAATATTACATAATTACAATATACAAAAAACAAAATTTGGATTATAAGATATGCCTATAAATGTAAATGGAAATATAATCAATAGCACAATTGCAAATACATTGGGTTCAACCGGAATACCACACAATGGTTTGGTTTTGAATTTAGATGCATCAATTAAAAATTCATATCCAGGTAGTGGTGGAACATGGTATGATATGAGTGGATATGGTAATAATGGAACATTAGTAGGAGGTGCAGTATATCAAAGTGCAAATGCTGGTAGTATATATTTTGATGGTGTAGATGACTGGGTCAATATATCCGATTCACCAAGTTTAAGAATGCAATATCAAATGTCAATATCATGTTGGTTTAGTGTTCCACAAAACGGTTTACCATATAGACAGGCATTGATTTCTAAACATTATAGTAATTATGAATTGGGTATATATCAAAGTGGGTATATCCACACCTATACTAGAAATGGTACCGATGGGACATTTCCAACATACAATGAAGGTAATAGTGCATTTCATAAAGATGGAGATTGGCAAGCAAATAGAATATATCATGTAGTTTGGACTTTGGATGGTGCAACTGAAACAACTTGGTATGGTGGAGAATTAGCCGCAACCGGTTCACAATATACTAAAGGTAATTTTGGTACAAATGATAATGGAGACCAATTACAATTAGGAACAAGATTTGGTGGATTAATATTTAAAGGAAATATGTATTCAGTACAAATATGGAATAGAGCGTTAACATTTCCAGAAGTACAACAATTATATAATACACAAAAAACTAAATACGGATTATAATATGCCTTTTAATATAAATGGAAATAAGTATGATGTTAATATTGTTAAATCACAGCAATTAAATGATATTATAACAAATGGGTTAATATATCATTTAGATGCAGGTAATACCTTATCATATAGTACAACTAAGAATATAGTTAAAGTAAAAACATATTCAGTTTTTAACGGATTAAGAAGTGCAAACTATACAGTACAATGGAGTGATGATAATTCAACATGGACAACTGCATTTAGTGGGGTAATGTCAAATAATTCCGAATACTCATACCAAACAGGAACAGGATTTTTAACAACACCAATTGGTGCACATAGATATTGGAGATATGTTGAAGGTAGTGCAGTTGCATCACATCATCCAAGAATTTCAAAGATATTATTGGTTGATAGTGATGATAATCATTATGTAATAAAAAAATATGTAGATGATAATCATTCGGATAGTGGTGACTATATTATAGGAACAGTTTCTTATGATTTTGCAACCCATTGGCAAGATGTGGGTGGGTATAATGGATATTGTAATTTTATAGGTGGCCCAACATATAGTAGTTCTAATGGAGGTTGTATTGAGTTTTCAGGTACAGGTACATATGGGTTAACTTCTAGTATAAGAAATTATAAAACATTTAGTTTGTGGGCATATATTAATGATAATACCACAAATTATTTATTAGATGCTAGAGCAGGTTCGCCTAATGGATGGGTTTGGCATGGTAGTACAGGAACCGACTGGGACCAGTGGTATTTAAACGGAGTATCAACGACCGTTTCAATGCAAAGTCTACCAACAAATCAATGGTTTCATTTGTATATGAGAAATAGTGGAACACAAATTGGAACTGTAACATTGATGGCTCGTTACACATTTGGTGAAAATAAAGTAGGTAAATATGGTATGTTTAGTGTGTATAATAGAGAATTATCTATTGCGGAGATTAGACAAAATTATGAATCACAAAAACAAAGGTTTGGTTTATAGAAATATTTTTCTTATATTATCTTAATGATAACCAATCAAGACTTCATAACAGGAAATATCACAACAAATGGGGGTGAACCTGTTCCATATAGATGGACACACGGCGCAACCACAGAACATATGGGTGACGGTCTTGTTGTTTATTCACTGATACAACATATGAGAGCAAAAACCTGTGTCTGTATCGGGTCGGGAGGTGGGTTTATACCCCGTATTATGACACAAGCACGAATTGATTTACACAAACAAAATATTTTTGAAGGTAACCCCGATATTAATTGGGGAGATATCGGAGTAACTTATATTGTTGACGCCTGTAACGGTATCGGAGGACCAAATGATTTAGAGGATGAAAACTCATACTATCACAAACAATTCCAACCACGATTAATTAAATCAACATCAGAAGATGCTTATTATAATTTCTTTGTTCTACAAGATATAAAGATAGATGTTTTATTTATTGATGGGGATCACTCATATGATGGAGTTAAATTGGATTTTGATTTGTATTCAAATATTTTATCAGATAAAGGAATTATCATTATACACGATACCGATCCAAATTACGAGGAAAACCTATTAATATCTGAAGATTCAAAAAAAGACCATCACAGATTTGACGGACCATCTAAATTAGTTAAGGAATTAGAAAAAAACCCCTTATATAATTTGATTAATTTATATAATTTTCGTATATTACCTAACAAACCATCATCAAGTGGTATAACGGTAATTAATAAGAGAAATGATTAAATTATTAACAGTTATTGGGCACGGAGCATCTTTACTCCCACATTTTATTGAACATTACCAAAAACAGGTTGATGAGATTTTAATTGCGGTTTATGAAACGGATTTACACCCATCAATTAGTGGTGATGTATCTGAAGTAATAAAAAATTACGATAACGTAAAAATACAAATAGTTGTTAACGAAAGAATTTTTGATTGGGAAAAGGTAACACAATTATATAATTACGTTAAGAAAATCAATCAATTTGATTGGTTTGTTATAGCTGATATTGATGAATTTCATTTATATCCAAATAATGATTTACGTGGATTAGTAAAAGATTGTGAAGAAAATAATTGGGACCTTGTAAGAGGTGGATTTATAGATAGAATTGGAATAGATGGTGAGTTTGTTGAACTAAAAGACAATCAATCAATATGGGAACAGTTTCCAAACGCAGGATTTTTTAGATATCCAATGAGTAAAGCTTGTCCAAATAAAATATGTGTAATGAAAGGTTATGTTGATGTGACATCAGGACAACATTATGCTAAAATTGAGGATCACACAACTTGGAGATGGCAAGGTTGGTCACATCCATTGATTGCACCGGTTGAAACACATTCAGTACAAGTACATCATTTCAAATGGGATTCCACAGCAATTGATAGAGTGTTGAATGTTGCAAACCTTAATGAAGATTATGCATTTTCAAATGAATATTTTAAAATGTATAAAGAATTAAAAAAAACAAATTTCAAAATAGATTTAGTTAACTCGGAATACATGTTTGAATTAGGTTTAACTAAACCAGAATTTAGTCATTATAAAAATTGGAATAAATTAATTAAAAAAATAATATCAATATGAGTACCGGTAAAGAAGAAAAAAAAGAACAAGACCTTGAACTTAGAAAAGTTAAGGCACTTGAAAAAATTGCAAACTCTTTGGATGCATTAACAATTTGGTTTGAAGAAATTGACAAAGAAGAATGGAATCAAAGAGCACAATATTATTTGGCTGAGTTCCATAACAAATTAGTTAAAGGAGAAAACGATATTGATGTCTCAGATATCTCATAAGTTAGGTGTTATCGTACCTTTTAGATTAAGAGATGAACATTTAAAAATCTTTATTGATAGAATAGATGTTCATCTTAAAAATCAAGGTATTGAATATGAATTAATTGTTGTTAATCAAGATTACGCAAAACAATTTAATCGTGGTATGTTACTTAACATCGGATACATGTATGCTAAGAAACTAAAATGTGATTATCTTGTGTTTCATGATGTTGATATGGTACCAATTGATGTTGATTATTCATATTCTGACGTTCCATTACATTTAGCAACATCATTTATTGATGATGAAAAAAATGAAACTGGATTATCTTTTGATACGTACTTTGGAGGAGTCACTATGTTTCCAATAGAGTTGTTTGAAAAAATTAATGGATACTCTAACAAGTATTGGGGATGGGGGTATGAAGACGACGATTTGTTATTTAGATGCGTACAGAAAGACGTACCTCTTGATGTTTTAAAATATAAAAACCAAGGAAGAAAAGGTAAAACACTTAGATTCTATGGAAAAAATTCTAAAATAATATCAGATAATACAATTGATTTTAATTCAAGTGCGACATTTTTTATTAATTTTTATCCTGATGATTTAGAATGTAATCATTTAAGAAAATCAGATGAATTTACGGTTTTTAGTGTTCCAGGTTATGATTTTGCAATTTGTTATAATTCATTTTCAAGATATAACTTCGCAGCATTTGATTACAAACAAAATGTTCTTTATGTTAACTCTAATATTAAAACAAATTATAGAACTAACATTACAGTTACATTAGATAGATTAGATAATATAATTAAAGTTTACCAAGACGGAGAATTTATTGGAGAAACAGAACCATTTAAGAAACTTCATTTTTATAAGAAGGAACCTAAATTTTATTTGGGAGTCGGTAAACCTGATAGAGAAGGATTACAAAATTATTATAGAGGATCAATTGATACATTTGCATATTTTGACACTATTTTAACTGAAGACGAAGTTAAAGAAATATCAACAAATTCAAATGAAGTTTTGACAAAAGATTTCGGTGATTATCAATCATCAAGTTCGTTAAAAATATATTATGATGCAAATTACGTAAGAAATTATAAATTGATTGACTTATCAGGTAATCATAATGATGGTATTATTAAAGATTGTGGTGTTGAAAATGTCATCAACGAAGAATTCAAAGAAATAAAAGTACCATTTAGAAGACAATGTAAATTTGAATTATTAAAACATGAGGCAAATGGTTTCGTTAATAATCAATGGAAAGATGATGCAACAAGATGGAATCAATTGAGATTTTATAATGAGGTATATAAAAATAAAATAATGGACGACGGTTTATCTGATTTGAAATTTAAAGAACACGGTAAACACAGAGTAAAAAATATTTTAGAAGTTAATATTGGTCTATGAGTCATAAGTTAGGTATATGTATTCCATATAGGAATAGAAAAGAACATATTGAGAGATTAATTCCTCATTTATCTGAATATCTGACAAAAAATGGTATTGAACATAAATTCTATGTAGGTCATCAAGTAGATGATAAGTTATTTAATAGAGGAGGTATGAAGAATATTGCCGCTCATTATGCGTTTGAAGATGGGTGTGATTATGTGGCTTGGCATGATGTGGATATGTTAGCGGAAGATAAAGATAATCTAATATGTGACTATTCCTATCCTGAAAAAACACCAATACATATTGCAACAAAATTATCAAAATACAATTACGGTTTAGGATACGACCAATACTTCGGAGGTGTTGTTTTATTTACAAAAGAACAGGCATATCAAACAAATGGATACTCAAATGATTATTGGGATTGGGGTCAGGAAGACGATGATTTATTTTATAGATGTTTTTTTGAAAATTATACCACAGGTCGTATTTTCAAATCATATAATAATAAAATGGTTGCCGATTTTAATGGAGACAATTCGGCAATGTTATTACCTACAACAAAAGAGGTTAGTAATTGTTTGACTAAAAATCACACAATATCAGTTTTATTTAAAGCGGAACAACAACCTGAAAAGGTACCAATTTTTTTAGTGGGTGACCAAGAAAAAAAATATGTTGAGTTTCCCATTTTAAGAAAACATAATTCTTGGACTTGGGGATTATCATTTAATAATTCACGAACTGTTAATATGACGGTGTTTGATATGTTTAGTAAGTACCATAATAATTGGGCTAAGAAACATGAAAGTGAATGGACATGGGTAACAATTTCATATAATCAAAGGACTAAGGAGATGTACTTTTATATAAACGATGAACTTGTTACTAATCAAAATGGAATTAAAGAAAATAAACCATTTTTAATTGAAGACACATTAAAAAAACATACATTTACTGACCCTTTTATTTTAGGATATTGTTCAAATCAATTGAATTTTTTCAAAGGTAAAATTGCTGATGTTAAAATATACAATAAATTTTTTGAAGACATAGAAGAAGTTTTCAATGATGATAATGAACCAATACTAAAGTTGGATTTAACACAAGAATATCAATCAGATAACGTTGAAATTACAACTGAAGATATTGAAGTAATAGAAAATATCATACCAATTAGAAAGGAAGGTAATTTCTATTGTATGCATCATGAAGATGAAGGTTTTATTAATGGTAATTGGAAAAAAGGAGAAACCACAGCTAAAAATGAAAAAAGATTTGTTACTGAAATGCAACAAAGAAAAATAGATTATAAACAAGATGGATTAAAACAAATATTGGAAGTATTGGATGTTGATAGTGTTGATGAATCGTTATATCCAAACACAATGTTTATTAATTGTAAAATGAGAAAAGATGTTAGTAGAATATAAAAAACCGTGGTTGTTGGAATTACTTAGAGACGATAAACCTGAGTATAAAAATCCAATGGTTTCGGAAAGTACAACAATTACTATTGAGTTTAAAGTTGAGAAACTACATGAAGATAGT